TTTATCGTCATTAACTAGACTTATTCACTATCTTATTTAGGTTACAACTGATTCTTTGTATTACGGTCACACCTTTATTGCCTACTTCTTCTGCCAGATTTACCAGTAACTACACCTCTAATAAAGTCTACTGGCCCTTCTGGTTCAACTCTACCTCTACCTACGTCAGTTAAATAACCAAGTGGTCTACCTAAAATAGTTAAAGGGTAATTACTTATTAATGATAATAAAGTAAATACATCTCTTACGTTTTTACCTGTAACTTCTCTGTCAGGATCAACAATAGCTCGCAATGCTCGCACCGTACCTGTAGTACTACTTTCTAATGTAGAGATAGATGGACTTGTTGATATGCGATCATCGTATGGTTTATCATTTAATACGTTAAATGGTACTGGCAATATGTTTCCACCCGGTACAAAAGCAAGACCAAATCTTAATGGCTCAAAAAATAGCATTTCAAATATTTCATCTAAATATCCATCTTCATCTGCATCGTTTAAATTACCGCCAAAAAAGTTAACAATAATCCCAGAAACAACTGCTGGCATATATAAACCAAGCATAAATGTATAAATTAAATTACCTTTACCTTTGCCTGTAATTGAAAATCCCATATCATTTACTAATTTTTTATATTGAGTTGCATTTAAATTAGCCATCGTATTGAAATATCCAGTAAATTGCAGCAGAGATTGTATTAATGGATTATCTGTTTGATATGCTGCCCTATCTTCTGGTAACAAACTATCTTGCGTTAAACGAACATTTGCATCTCCCTGTGCTATAGCTTCTTTTTGTGCTGCTACGTCTGACATAGACAAAGGTTTATTAGCTAAAAATTGGTTATATGAACCTATCCAGACAACACTATCAACTTGGTTTTGAAATGCTTGTTGTATAAAATATGCGTGTTTGTTTGTCCATGCTTTAATTTTTGCGTATTTATTTGGATTAATAACTAAATCATTTAATGTATCTTGTATATCAAACATTTGGTTTTTTTGACGATCATTCATAAAAGGTGATAGTTGTGCAATAAATTCTTGTGTCTTTGCAGGGCTACCATAATATTGTTTTAAACCACTACGCATAAATTTTCCTTCTACTTTAATTAATGATGGAAAATTACCTGTAAATTGTTGTACAGCATTTTGAAAGTTAGCAAACATAATACTAACTCCTGTACGTTTTTTTATTGCTTTAAAAAATGCATCTGCCATGTCATTTTCACCACGCAACATGGTTCTTTGTCGTGCTGCATTATTTAGCCAAGGCAATAGCATATAGTCAATTGCAGAAGGATTTACATCAGTTAAGACAGAAGCAAATTGTTTATCCTTGATTATTTTTAGTACATCAGTAATTGCAGGTTGTACATATGCAAAACGCAAAGCGTCATCTATATGTTTAACCATTGCATTTAAATGTAATGATAATGGCTTGTTATATTCAACACGAGTTTTTGTAAACCCTTTACTAACCGCAGGTAATGACATTTTATAATCAGATTTTAATTCATCTAATTTTGCATTTCTTTCCGCATCTGCAACTATATTAGGATCAACTTTTGCAGGTACATATCCTCCTTCGTATGTGCCAAATTTATTAATAATAGGAGTTGCTTCTACTTCTTTAAAGTAATATCCAAAAACATCTTTATGCGTTTTTTGCAACAATGGCAGCATTTCTTTATTTAAATCAAATACGTCTTGAATAAAATCAAAATCCTTTTTTGTTAATATATTTGAGTTAATCATACGGTCTACAAAAGTATTCCAACGACTTGTGTCTAACGTGCCATCTTCTCTAAGTTGACCCCATCCTCTACCTAATAATAGTTTTCTTAAATTACTTTTATTACCTGTATGCAACATAGCTCCAAGTAATTCAACTTTACCTCTACCATGACTATCCTTTCCAAAGGTATAGCCAAATTCGTTAGCAACAATAACTTCATTTCCAAAATCAACTTTTTCTAACATTTCTGCATATTTTTTAGTGTATTTAACTTGTGCTTGACGATATTCTGTAAGACTATTTTTTACTGGTCTCCATATATATTTAGTAAATGCACCTGCTTCAAAACCTTGACGTTGTAATACAGCACCAGTTCCTTGAATATCTGCGCCATCCATGCCATCTGCCCAATGTTCTACTCTTCTTAACCTTGCTTTTTGGTCTTGTAATGACGAATGTAATTTTTCTAATTTAGTAACTGCTTCTGTTGTACCTAATTGTTTTGCTTTTGGCATAACAGTCATACGTTCTACTAATTCATTTATTACAGGTTCTAATTCTAGTTTTTCTCCTTCTATAACTATTTGTTTTTCTCTTCTAGATTGATGCCATAACGATTGTATTACTTCATCTAATGTGTCAAAATCTTCCACTGCTAAATCTTTAATGTCTTTTAATTTTTCAATTTGATTATTTTCCCTAAATATATTAGTTGTATTTCTATTATTAGATTGATCATCAATAATAGGTTTGAGTTCTTTATATAAATCTTCGTTATATTTTTTTAGTTTTTCTATATATACATCTGGTGTTTCTACAGCAGGGCCAAAACCATAACTAGCTAATATAGTTTTTGCTGCACTAACCATATCTACGTTTCTTGTTTTTGCTAATTTTTTATCTGTTTGAAAAATCTTTTTAAAATTATCAGTTGCCTTGTCATACCTTTTATGTATTTCTATTGCTTCTTTAGCTAATTGGTTATTTAAAAGTTGTGCTTTTTTAGCTTGTATTGTTGCTTGATTGTCACCTTCACGCATTGCTTTTTCTGCTGCCTTAGTTGCTTTTGCTTCTGCACGAGTAAATACAGTAGGTCTTACTTCTCTTAATGTTTTTTTAGCTAAAATATCTTTTGATACTTGTTTTGCTGCTGCTACTTGTAATCGTTGTGGTTGCATAACAGCAGATAAAAAACGTAATTCTGTTGCAATAAATCTTGCTCTAGCTTCGTTATGCAATGCTTCTTGTACTTGTAATTCTTGTTGTCGTGGATCTGTCAAACCACTAAATTCATCAATCATGCGTTGATCAACATTTTCCTTAATAACATTTTGTATTGGTTCAATATCAACTAACGCATTAATCATATTAATAGGGCTGTTATAGCCAAACATTTCAGCAACCATTGTTACTGGCATACCATTTTTAGATACCATGCCATATTTACCTGTGCCTAATTTTTTTATTTCTGATGCCATGTCATAAAATGGCACAAGATTTTTTAAACTATCTATGTTTATTTTGTTTCCTTCTTTAACTATTACTTTTTCTCCTTGATCATTAATAGTTTCACCACGTTTTAAATAATTTTGTAATCTATATATTTTTTGATTTTCAGCTTTTGTTGTTTCTTCTTGTGTAACTTTTTTGCGTGTAGCGTTTACAGTCTTTTGTATATCTTTCAATACTTTACTTCTAGCATTTGACAGCCATTTAACTTGTCTCATGCTTGATTTAGACAATTTATCTATAGCTACTTCTTGCGCTTCTTGTATAGCAGCAGTGTATTGTTGCCATGTTGCATCATCCATACCACTTTCTTCTTGCGTAGTAAACATTGCTTTCATGCCATACACACGTTGTGATTCTATTATTTGTTCTTCACTAGCTACCATGCGATCCATAACACCTCTTACTTCATCAGTTAATACTGGTAGGTCTACACCGTTTTCTTTTCTGTATATAACATTTATTTCATCTCTTATAGATTTATAAATTTTGCGTAAAAATTGTCCAAATTTATTAAATATATCTTGCAAATTTTGGCTTGGTGCTGCTTTTGTCTCTGTTATATAAATTTCATAATTGTATGCAAATGCTTCGTGATATTTTCTTTTTTGATTTAAATTTAATTTGCTCCATGCATCTACACTTTCTACACCCCAAAAATCTAACAATATATTAAAATCATTTTGTATCTCAGGTGTTGCCGTACCAGTAACGGCTAAATCTTCCATTACAGTAAGCATATAATGAGCAGTTTCATGTAAAAAAGTAGATAAATCTGCTTCTTTAGTAAGAATTGTTGTTAATGATTTAGGATCAAATCCACCTCTTGCATTACCGGGTACTTGTTGTTGCGATAAAATTTTGCTTTGTTGCGCTAAATCCTGTGTAAATTCTCCTACCTTTACTTGAATAGACCCTCTAGGCTTGCCAACTGAGAGTCTGAAATCTCTTCGTCCGTTTGGGAATTCATCATCGAGACTAAGTCGAGTAGGTTCGACCCTGAGTGCAACTGCGGTATCACCGTAGCCAGTGTCTGTGATACGTCTGGTGGTAACGTAGACATAAGGTTCTCCAGCACTTCTAAGTTCACTGGACTTTTTGATGTTGTCTGCTGCTCGTTTGTTGGTGTGGTGATAGACGGTGACAGTTCCATCTGGGTTGATTGGAAGTCCTGTTGTTTCGTCTGTTTCAATATTATCTCGTTGTACAACTCCTCCTGTTCCTTCTCCAGATTCACTTCCTCTTGTGCGCTCAATGGCCTGACGTTTGAGTTCAAGGTCTACCTCCTGTAATGTAGTTTGTATGTCAGCATCTGACACACCTAGTTGTTGTGCCAAATTAACAGCAGCATTAGCATAATCAGGTGCTTCATTATCCTGATACCCTGTAGTTTGCTCTGTCTTATTTAATTTTGCAGAATCGTACAAGCGTTTTTCTGGATACCAAACTAATGCCTGTAGATCTGCCATTGTAAGCGATTTTTCGTCTTGTTGCAATACATTCAACGCTTCATTAAAAACTTTGCGTATTTGTCTTCTTTCAACTGGCCCATTAGGTGCTTCTTTTTGTCCGTCAATAAATTTTGCTAATCCATTACCACCTTTACGCAATTCATCACCTATACCTATTCTTTCTATATTTTTCTTTGGCTGACCTAAAATGTCTGTTATTAATTTTGCATTTTTTGTATCTTCAATAGTAGCAATTTGTGCCATTGCTTTTCTATTTGCAGGTTTCATACTTGCTTTTTGTATAGCTACAGCTACTTCATCTAAATTATTTAACTTTATTTTTATACCTATTATTTTTTCAAATGCTTTTTTATCTTTTAGACTTAACCCTTTAATTAACGGCTTAAGTTGATTACGTTTCATTTTGGCTTGTTTTTTATAATCAGTTATTAATGTTCCTGTCATTCGACCCCAAGTACGCATTAACCATCTGTCCATAGTTAATTGTTCATATTGACCATATAAATTAGCAAAAAATCCATTTCCAATTTTTGGTCCCATTACCGCAGCACCGTAAACCATTTCAGTTTTGTTTTCTCCTGAGACAGTGCTATCAGTAAATGCTTCTACATCTTTTACGGTATGCATAGTTTTCATAAAACTTTCAAATTCTTCAAACCCCTTTTCTTCCATTAACCTATTAAACAATTTCATATTGTTATTTATTGCTGCACTTGCGTCACCTATTCCTATATTTGTTGGCATAGCACCATTTTGTGCATAATATGCGTATGATTGTTGCGCTAATTCAAAGTTTTTATCTACTTTTAAACCATTAGACGTATTAGCTAATGCCCAAGTAAATGCAAATTTAGCTTGTGGGTCTGTAGTTATTTCTGGATAAACTAAAGACAATACATTTAATGCCTTAGTTACTTTTTCGTTATACCAACCAACTGCATTAGGATTTGTTTCTAACGCAAATCCAGCATCTGCAAGTAAATTTTTTACAAGATGTTTTTCTACTTCTACTGTAAATTCAGATAAATTCACACCTGTTTCTTTTGCTGCATTATTTATACGTTCTTGTAAAGCTACTTTAAAATCACGATTAGTTGCATATTGTTTTTGACCAGCAAAATCAAAACTATTACTTAATTGTCCAAGTTCTAATATGTTTTCTGGTATTGGTTTACCTTGACGTTGTGGTTTTGCTTTTTGTGCAAATACTTCATCTTCTAATAATTCTTGTTGTTTTAAAATATCTGCTGTTTCTTTAGACCATGTACCGCTATTAAAAGTTGATTTAACAGCCGTATTATCAAAAACAACTACTTCATCTGTACCATTTTCACCTTTTAATATTGCACCATCATGACCTTCGTTTATTAACCTTTGTTTAAATCCTTCAGCAGCTTGCTCTCCACCTGTTCTTATATCTGCTTTTTCTTTAAATGTTGCATAATATGGATTTTCTAATCGTGCATACAATGGCATTATGTTAGCCCCTGCATCTCCTCTTTTGTTTATTGTGTATACGTTTGCACCTGCTGCTGCATCTTTACCACGATACATATAAACACCTTTACCTAACCAACCAAAATCTTTTTTATTTGGGTGATCTAAATTAAATTCACTTACACTATCTCTTGTGCCGTGATATAAAATTTCTGGATTACCTTCTTTGTCTTTTAATACAGAATTACCAAAGAAATTTATAAATTGTGGAGTATCTAATTTAACAGTGCCATCTTGATTAAACAATTGCTGTTCTGGTGAAACTTGTAATTGCTCTTGACTAACAACTGTATATGGAAATCTTTTTGCAAATTCTGTTGGTGTTATATTTAATTTATTAGATTGTATAACTACATAATCACGAAAAAAAGTAGATGCAGCACTTACATTGTTAGATGTATATAATCCAGTTGCTTTAAGCTGATTGCTTAAATCTTTTTTGACTTGTGCTGCACTTGCTGCAAATTCACTAGATACTTTATTTTGTTGTTCAATAATTTCTACAGCTTCTTGTCTTAATACATCTTGATTTTGTTTAAATTGTGTTGCTTCGGCACGACTAAATCCATCTTGGTCTACACGCAAATGTTCTTGTAAAAAACCATCAAATTCTGTGCCAACTAATTTTGCTGCATATTCGCTCGTTTTAATTGTTACATCTCCTTGTCCACCTGCTTTATTTATTTCTAATAATTGTTTTGCAACATTTGGCGATACTTGCTGTATGTTTTCTATCGTAATCCCATTGTTAATTATGGCTTGATTTAATATTTCTGCATCTATATATAAATTTTGTACTTTTTTTTCTTTTGCTACATTTTCTACAAAACTTTGAAATTGATTAGGATTTCTAATTTTTGTTTTATTGTTTAGTGATTTAGTTTGTAATTCTTCTAAAAACGCAGTATCTTTTGTTGCTTTGTTTGCTCTAGAAATGTCAGATATGAATGTGGGGCCACTACCTACTAAACCAACAAGTGTCATACCTTTCATTGTTTGTATAAAAGTTTGTCCTAACCTATCGCCTATTTCTTGTAATCCTTCTATGTTTGTAAGTTTTAATTTTACGTCTTCTTTGTCACTAAAAACTACAGCTAAATCACGACCTACAACATTAGACAATTCTTGTAAAACTTCTGTACCAGCTTCTGTAAGATTACCAAGTAAATAATTTTTTCCAAATTGAGTAATTGCTTTTCTAGCAGTAGGTTTTGCTAATTCTTTTACAATTGTTTTAGTTGCATATTTAGATAATTGTTTTCTAATAGGAGCAGTAACAGCACTAGCACCAACCCATTCTAATAGCATATTAGTAACACCAACACCTGTAGCTATATGTTTTGCTACTTGGTCATTTTCACCTTGTACTAAATTTAACTCATCTACAAGATCAAGGTATGTAGAACCTGCTTCTATTTTGTAAGTTTCATATCCTAAAGTGCCTAAAAAACCAACCATAAAGCCACCTTTGGCTGTAAATATAGATCCCGGCCCTGTCCATGAACCTAATGCAGCACCAGTAACAGCACCAACCGAACCGCCTTCTAATGCAGTAGGTAAAGTTTTAGAATATTGACCAAAAATTGCAAAACCCTCTTCTAATATGCCAGATCCATCGCTATTTAATTCTTTTAATCTTTGATTTATTTCCGCTAATTCTAAATTTAATTCATCGCTAGTTTTGCCTTCTTTAAATAAATTACCAATTTTACCTCTTCTTACATTTAACCTACCTTTTTCCCAACCTTGTAATACATTGTCTGGTGAACTTTTTATAGAATCAAATATTTTTTCTATACCAGAAAGATCATTTATATTGTCATAAGCTAATGCTGCAAATGTGGGATCAGTTAATTGTTTATATAAAACTGGACTATATTGTGCTGTTTCTAATCTTTTTAATTTATCTTTTCTATTTTTTTCCATCATCAAACTAACAGCTTCGTTGCTAGTTAAAGCAAATTCTTTTGGTAAATTTAATTCTTCTGCTAGTTTTAGACCTTCACCAACCATGTCTGGATCTTTGTCTATAACAAGTTGTAAATTAGCTTTTACTTGATTTTTAACTGCTTCTCTATCTTGTTTACGAAATTCATCATATTGATTAAATGCAGGTGTTTTATCTTCTTCAATGTTTTGACTCGGAGCTAAATCCAAAACATTATTTTTTTTATCTTCTTCTCTAAATTGATTGTAAATACTTGTCATAGTTTTTTATTTTGGTTTACCTGCACGAACCCAATCGTTAGCAATTTGTTGTTCATTGGGTGGTGGTAGTCCATCATCTAAATACGATTTTATTATTTTTTCTCTTTCTATGTCATTAATCTCTCTTAAAAAAATATTTTTACCACCAACTTTGACAAATATTTCATCAAACTGATCTTCGTCAACGGCTGCAAGTGGTATTTCTTCTCTACTAAATGTACCAAAGAAATTGAAAGATGTTTTTAAAAATACTTTTTCTCCTAATATTTTATTTATAACTGCTTGTTTTTCTGTAAATGTAGCTTTTCCATCTTTTTGTATTTGTAATTGATCTATACCTTTTTTTACTTCAAATTTTAATTGAAAATAATCATCTTCCGCATCTTTATTTTTTTTATTTAAAATGTCATCAAAACCAAAATCTTTTAAAGAATTATTTAACATATCTGCGTCTACAGTTGCAGCATTCACTGCACTAGATCCACCATTTTGTAATTTTTCACCAGCTTCTTTGTATTCTAAATATTTAGCTTGAGTTAATCTACCTCTGTATGCACCTATATTTTCGGGCAAAGTTAATGATGGGTCAGCTTCTAATTCATTTATTGCATTAGTTTCAGATTTTTCTGGATGACCATTTCTTAATAATGTTTGATCTTCTCTTGTAAAATCTTCTATGTCAATACCGTTGTCTGCTAACTTAGTCCATGCATCTTTATCAGAATATGCAATTTCTTTTGCTGTTTCTAAATTAGCGTCATAAATTTCTTCTTTACCTTTTTTTTCCTCTTTATAATTTCTTTCCAGTTCTGCTAATGCATATGTAAGTTGATCTTCGTCTTGTATAGTATCTTTTAATTTTTTCTTTAAATCAACTAATAATGGCA